GGCACCGCTATGTTGGCGACCTCTATACCTGTATAGCTATAAATGCGTATGTTGCCAGCCGTTATAGCTAATAGGTAATGACGATCAGACTCTACACTAAAGTCGAAGAGCTTAACGTTTGATCGAGTGGCGCTTTGCGTGAAGTTTTTAAAAAACGAGATATCAGCCGTAGCAGAGCCAAGATCAGTAGTGCCGACTCTGAGAACACGCCAGTATCTAGCCGTTACATTCGCAGTGAATCGAAAGTCTTGCGGGGTTGTGCCTATTAAGGGGACATCGGTTAGCTTAGTCCAACTTACATTATCTACTGAATACTCAACATCAAACTCAGTAGATGTGCCTGAACTTAAAGCCAGACCGCGAATATCAACGAACTGCGTTTCTGCCGACGTTCCGCCTTGGTCGTGTGTTGCAACGATGTAGTTGTTTGTCGTGCCGATTGGCGTAGTGGTTGACGTTGTGGTGGTGTTATCACTCAAAGAGGCAGCAGTACCGCCGTTAGGCATCGTGTAAGTGCCAGCATAGCTAGCAAGTACAGTAAGAGCCGTGTCAATGTACTGCGTGCCAGCCCTTCGCTTCAATCCACCTTGTGGGACGATAACGACATTCTTAGCCGTCTCTGCGCCTTGGTAGTATTGCTGTAAGTCTATCCGGCCTTTTAATAGGGGAGAGAGCGCACCGCTTACAAAGGTGCTTTGAATGAAACGCGACTTAGCCATTAGACCTCCAAGAACGTTAGGTTCATAGAGAATATATCAACGACTAAGCTAGTGGTTCCATCTCCTTTCATCATTACTTTAAACTCATCGCCTGTATTGATTTGGAATATACCATTAGACGACGATGATCTGCGTTTGTTTGCATTCGGGTAAGACGCCACAACACTCTGAGGGCTTATAACATCGTTGATAGACAGTGCAATAGTCACATCGGCAGTCTTCTGTGTGCTCATATCAATCGAGCCAACAAACTGAAACAAGCCGCCAACGCCAGTGTAGGTTAGGGTATTGCTGGCTAGCGTGAAATCCCTAGCAGAACCAAGAGCCATGCCTGGTACTTCAGTGTAAGTCACGCCATCGTCATTCAAGGTTAACTCGGTTTCTGAGGCTAAATAGTAATAAGCGTACTCTCGGTCTAGGAATGAAGTCTTCTGTACCGTTACGCTATTCTTGGATACCGCCGTTACTTTACAGGTATACACCTCAATTGAGTTGTTGACGATGATTAAATCTTTAACCTGAAGTTTCGTATAAGCCTGGTTGAAGTAACCCGTAGCCAGAACAATGGTTCGGTCTTCTGTAGTCTCATAAGTGTATATACGCGGTGCAGGTGAACTGCCGCCTACGTGTGAGAAGCTCTCGTTATCAAACATTAGAACCTCACATCAACGAATGGATTAGACGCTACAGGTACTACAGGGTATTGCTGTGAGTCAGTGTATCGAGCCATGCGTGACTGATTGACATACTCAGCCGACATTGTCTGTCTAGCCGAATCGCTATCACGTATGGATGCAGCGAAGTCACGGGCTAGGGCATACTCGATCATCTTAGAGAAGTATACAGGCCACTCAGACTCGGGCACGTTGTAGATGTAATCAGCGTAAAGCGCGTCTTTAGTGTCGGCGTACAGCTTGTCACCGTACATTGCGTAACGTGTTAACGGGTATACTTTGATTAGGAACAGCATATCAGACGGGAGTTGGTATATGCTTTTCCACTCTTGATCAACAGGCACATCGGTAGTTAGGGAGAGTTGCGCCTTCTTCTTAGCGAATCCCCAGCGATGTTTAGTCAATTCATTTTGGACGATGTTGTCGTACAGATTGGACGCCACTTGTTGTGCGCGTGTTCCACCTGTCAATGAGTTAATCGGCGTGTCACCGATCAAGATTAACGCATTACTAATCAGGTCGATTTTGCTCGCCATAACTCACCTTTGAATAAGTTGGGGGCCGAAGCCCCCGATTGTGCTTATGAGTTGCCTACAGCCGTACCAGAAGCCAAGTCAACTACACCAGCGCTATTAGAAATAACGAAGGATACAGTGACAGCAGGTGCGTCAGTGTCAACGATCAGGACTACATCACCGACAGTAAGCTCAGCGCTTGCGTCGTTGAAGAATCCAGAACCAGCAACAGTAGCAGGTGCTTCAGTAGATGAGTAAACCCATACAGCGTTTGCATCACCAGAACCACCAATGCGCGAAAGACCAGAACGTGAAAATGCCATGATTTAGTCTCCTTTACGCAGTGCGATCGTATTGAACTTTAACCAGACCACCCTCGTCGCGAACGACAGAGCCAGCCTTAAGCATACCGTTGGTCAACCATGCGGTGCGCTCAGGAATCCAGTTAACTTCAGTTTTCATGTCAATGCCGATTGCAAGGCCAACAGCGGGACGCTGGAAGAACCAAGAATCAACAATGTCAGTTGCAACAGTCAAACCACCTTCGGTACGGGTCTCAATTACGATGAACTGGAAGCCACACAAAGTGTTGATCTCACCAGATACCAAAGCCTTGATTGACTGATAGTCAGCAGAAGTTGCCTTCTCGTCGTTCAACAGACCGCCCAAACCATTTGCTTCGATAACCGCAAACAACTCAGAAGAAGGTACGCCTTGGTCACGCAATGCAACTTGAGCAGCGATAACCTTTTCCATAGTAAGGTTAGTGCCACCTTCAGGGATTGCAGTAGTCAAAGGAGTTGAAGCGTCCATAGCGTCGATAACGAGCTGGTCAGAACGGCGGCCCAACGCACCTGCGATGGTGTTAGCCAGTTCTTGCTTCTCGTCAAAGTTTACTTCGGCAGCGTCAAAGATGTCAGTGTACTCAGGAGCATTCCAGTTGCTCAAAGTAGCAACCTTAAACTCGTGACCCACATCCATTGGAGTTACCAAGTCAGAAGTAGACTTCTGGTTAGCAAGACCTTTACCCATGCGGCGGAATTTGTACTGATCGCCTACAACGTTATTACGTACAGTAACTGCGTTTTTCAGCATGCCCATGCCTTGATAGGCATGTTTGACCATACTGTCAAACTCAATCACTGCTACAGCAGATAGATTTTTACTCATGTGAATAACCCTCAAAACGAGTAATTAATAAAAGTTTTGTAGGTCTTCGACTGAGTGCCCGACAGATCGGTCAGCCTACAACCTTAAATAATCTGTCAGGCCAAGATGGGTATCCGACCCACGTATAATATCAGTTAGTTATAAGAAAGCAAACTAACCGAACGTTTGAGTATAAGGACGGTCGCCACCATACTCTTTCATCATGCGCTGAATCTTCGCCTCATGGTTTCGGTCGATAGATCGTAGCAGATTCCCGTTGTCGTCTTTCTTGAACATCTCGCGCTCTATGTCTTGCCACGTTATACCGCCTGGCTGAACAACGCCGTCAATCGGCAGCTTAGCAGGGGCAGTGGATTTGATTAGAGCCTCAACCAGTTCGACAGACTCAGCACTGTTCACCGCATAGCGGAGACGCTCGTAAGTGTCAGGGTCAAGATTGTTCTTCATGAACTGTTCGACGTGCTTGATGCGTTCGGTACCGTTAGCCCCGAGCTTCTGCAATTCCATCTCAACAGAAACAGACTCAACAGCTTCAGTTTGGGCTTGTAGTAAATCCCAAGCGCGATTAAACGCATCCTGTGACATGTTCGTTTCTTCAGCAAAGGTCTTTAGCTCGCTGAATAACTCGTCACCATCGTCGACACCTTCCGGCATTTGATAACCGTCTTTAGGTGCGCCAGTGAACCCACCAAAGCGCTTCTCTAACTCGGTGTATGCCTTAGCCTGGTCGGCAATAGACTTATACTTTTCTGCTTTGTACCAATCGGGACGCTCGCCTGTCCCTTTGATACCGTCAATTAAAAAATACTCGTTCTCACCCAGTGTAGGTGAGGCGGCATCTACAAGTGAAACCTGATCCCCTGCACTCAGGGTATCGTCTACAACGGCCTGATCTTCCATAGTTTATCTCCAAGGATATTGAATAACAGCCCTTTTGGGACTGACCTGCTGGTGTTTCAACAGGATTTCAGCGATTCGACGACTACCGTTAAGTAGCGCCAAGTCGTTGATGTCGATCCAATCCAGATGCTTGTGACCCTTGTAGCACCTGAAGGCTCGGAATTTGTGTATGTATTGGAACTTGTTAAACCCGTATTGCTCATGCAATAAATCGAGCCACCCAAACTTGAACCCTTTGGTTTCTAGGAATCCCCGCTCATCACAGATAACTGCATACTTCGCCGCTGGTTTGCGGCCTCGTTTAGTCTCGCTCATAACCTCTCCGCTTGCTTGATTAGATGCAGAATAAACTTAACCACACCGCCTTCACCATTGTGGTACGCCGCCTCATACTCGATGTTTTGAGAAGTAAGCGGGGTATTGTTGTCAATGATGAAACGGTTCGTTAAGTCCTCCAGCACTTTGAACCCGTCATCAGTAGAGAAACAACGATTGTAAGCCTTGGCTAACTCTACTTGTTTCTCTCTGACTTCGGCCTTTCTCTTATTACTTTCTTCTTGGTCTATCTCTAGTTGATCCCAACTCATTCAACCGCCCGTAATTGTGGTTGTTGTTGTTGCATTTGTGCAGCTTCAGCACCTGCCTGAATGATCTGCTGTTTCTCAGATTCAGAGCGCACCAATTCCGATGACATGCCTGTTTTTTCGGCCGCCCATGTACCAAAGTTCTCGGTCTTAAATGCCATCATCACTTGTTCCGGCCCGGCAGTGGCTAAGACAAACTGAACCGCTTGCTGTACAGCCATTAGGTCTTCAGAGTCTTGCGCCCTTGCTAGTGGTGACGTGAACTTAATATCAATGTCACGGCCTTCTAGCTGGATAGGTGTAATTAATCCTCGGCGTGTAAGGATATTAACTACACGCTTGAGAACAGGTACTAGGACTTCAGTCTGCAACCGACCGAATGCAGAACCTATACGCTTAGCTAACTCCCGAGCCTCGATAGCGATCTCAGTCGCTGTACGCACTGGGCCAGCGGGGTCTCTAAGATCGTTAAACAATGCAACCTTGATTGCGTTTTGCAATTCTTGAATCTCGAACTGCGCTAGTGCTAGGTTAGTCCCAGTGTCCAAACGCTGTATAGATGGGTTCGACGTGTTGTTAGAGCCAACAGGGATAACAATGCCTGGGCTAATAGTGATGTTGTAGGGGTTCGTTACACCATCGTCCGTAGCCGTATACATGCCCGCTAGATCAATAGCGGCCTTCTGTAATACGAACTCTTTAGCCTTATTCAGTGATCGGACATCGGGCAACGTTTGCATTGCAGGGCCACGACCGCGAACCTCACCCGCTACTTTAGTGTAACGGCCAGTAACCCAAGGCGATGAAATACCGAAATCCTCAAACCACGAGATATGGTCTTCACCATCACACCAGACCATGCCGTAATAGCGCTTCATCTTAGGACAGTAGACAACGCCCTCATGAATACCGATCTCGCTATCAGGTGAAGCCTTGATTAAGTTTGCTATCTTCTCGCTTGGCTCAAAGCCTCGCCACATTCTCTCCACTAGACGCGCTTTAACCTTCATGCGCCGCCAATGGGTTTCAATAGTGCCGTAAGGCCCTTCCTCAAACGCTATGCCCTTCTGGGGTATGGCATGAAAGACGATAGGCATATCATCTTCGTCGGTTTCGTCTATCCGCAGAGTCGCTGTACCCACTAGCAGATCAAGTGCAGCTTCATAGAATTGAGTACCGAAGTTAGAGCGGTTGATGTAATCGAAAACAATCTCGGCCTGCTCTTCTAGGTTCTCGCGTATGTCAGTTTCTGACACGCCATAGTCGCCAGTCTCTAACAGCTTGAGTACCTGTTCAC